ATAGTCCGGCACAATCTACGCCGTAGTAAAAATCAATAGTGTCGCCAACTGCCAGCGTATATTGCGGGGAGCGAACCCACAAATAAAGCGGAACAGACTGAGACATACTTGTTGTTTCAAAATATCCATATCCAGTGGTTGGGCTAATAAAATTCTGAAGGCGTCCCGTTCCACTACTTCCTGTAGGATAAGGGCTAGTTCTTTGAAGAAACCTTCCTTGGCTTGTATTTGATGTAGTTACGGCACTCCATGAGGTAGGTTGAGTAGAAGTGCTGGTGGTATCAGCTTTTTGCCAGTTAGCCGCACCTGTAGTTCCCACAAGCAGAGGAACTTCAGTCTCAGTTCCTGATTGCGTTACAATTAGCATATTAGCCTGCATATCAGAGCGATACATTACAACAGCCGTGCTAGTCCTAACTGGGTTGCAATAAATCCTGAAGTTTCCTGCCTGACTAGATGTTAGCCTTACTCTGCGCCAATAGGTTGTTCCGGATATCTGCGTACCAGTAACAGGTTGTATCTGAGCAGGTATAGAGCTATCAGTTGCGCTATCAGTTCCACTAAGGCTTACAGGAAGATACTGGGCTGGAGGGCCACTACCGGCAGACTTACCATAAAAATCAGTAGACATATTAATTGCGCTACCTGCTCCCGTCTGATCGCCCAGCGCCCTGACCGCCGCGTCATTCATAGACATCTGCGTAGTACCGTTGCCGCCAAGCTCTACCTGAATAGACCTATCAGTGGCAGTGCCAGCAATAGACATCGTTCCTGAAGCGGCAAGGGTCATTAGAAGTCGTCTCCCATTTCCCAAGGGTTAGTGCTAATAGTTACTGGCACTTTAGACTTAGCAATGTCATCAGCAATAGAGCCTTCAATAGAAGCCACTTCCTCTTCGCCCAAGGCAGCTTTTGTCCATGCCATAGCGGTTTCTTCAGTAACGTCAGCCCAGGGGATAAAACCTTCAGCGTCTACATTAGCTTCAAGGCCGATAGATCCATACCTACGGCCTCTATGGGTTACGCCATCAACCACTTCGTAGTCAGAAGCTTCCCAATGAGAAGTGTTAATTGCACCAGTATCTATAGTAGAGTCTAGTGCTACAATATTCCAAATTAAAGCCATTTTATTTCTCCATCTCGTTCAATCTTAATTCAAGTTCCGCTACTTTCTGAGTCAGCTCTTTTACAGCTTCAATAAGAAGAGGGGTTAGTTTGTCATACATTACGGTCTTGTAGTCTTTTCCTACCACAGAGTCAGTGACAATCTCAGGCAGTACAGCCTCTACTTCTTGAGCAGAAACACCTACCTCTACGCCATTGTTGTCCACGCCAAGAGCTTGGGCAGTTTCGTTAGGAGTGTAGTAGTAACCGTTAAGCTGGGATACCTTGTCCAGAGCGTTAGGGATAGTTCCCTTGAAGTCTTTAAGTCGTTCATCAGAGAAATAAGCAGTAATGTTACCTGTAGCCACTATGTCACCAACAACATGCAGTGCCTGAGTCGGTGCGGTAATGCCTATGCCTAATCTTTTTGCACTAGTGAATCTTGCATACTCTCCACTTTGCCCACCATTCATAGCAATACTATGTCCACCACCAGTAGCGGAAGTAGCGGTTATTTGTGCTAAACCGTTAAACGTGTTCAGACCTGCTAGTGAATCTGTTGCAAAGTTATTTCTTATATTGATGCCTTGATACCCAGTAATGTCACATGTAGCGGATATTGTACCGTTAGAGTCAAGCTCACATCCTACAACGGTTGAATTACTAGCCGTTTTTGCTACGAGAAAGTCACCTGCCGAAGTAATCCTAGCCCTTTCACCCGTGTTAGTAGTGAATGACATTGAGTTACCATTATTGGCATAACTAATTTTACCTATATCAAAGTCGCCAGAATCGCCAAACTGTATTGTTGCAGGTTCATTGACTCCTGCCGTCAGTCTTAAAACTGCGTTAGTGTTGTTAACGCGAACAACATCGGTGAAGTTCATTTGGCCGCTTTTTGTTTGAGCTCCCGTAGTTCTTATAACAGTGCTATCAACGTCAACTGTAACTGCGCCTGTAGTACCACCACCAGACAGGCCATCACCCGCTGTCACTCCAGTAATGTCACCAGTATTAGTCGTGTAACCAGCACCGTTGGTCAATTGATTGTTGTTGGTAATTGCAACGGCAGGAGTATAAGTAAACACGCCAGTGGTGTTGTCATACGCCAAGCCAGTAGTTCCTGGAGATGCAGTAGTTGCGCTTAAATCAGTTAGCGCGATACCACCGCCAGCACCTGCAACCCACGGTACGTTAACAACAGCTTGATTAGCTGAGTTGAGCTGGATGCCATAAGTTCTTCCAGCCGTAGAGGAAACCGCGTTAGCAGCTACAGACTGGTCTGTGTCGCTAAATAATTCAACGCCGCCCCTTTCAGTTGAGGTTGCTTGTTTCAGTTGAATAGCCTGAGCAAAAACTTGTATACCTGTTGACACACCAACATCTAAGGTTACAGCGCCTGTAGTGCCGCCGCCAGTTAATCCGTTGCCAGCAGTGACGGCAGTGATATCACCTGAGTTGGTGGTATATCCTGAATCGTTAGTCCACTGAGAAATGTCACCAGATTTGTTAGTCAAGGTATCAGTGCTACTGGCTGTTAGGTAAGAGGATAGATCGGATGGGGTATAAGTAAACACCCCGCTAGTATTGTCGTATGCTAGTCCAGTAGTTCCTGGCGATGCAGTAACCGAGCTTAAATCAGTTAAAGCAATGCCACCACCAGCGTTAGCATCTACATATGCTTTAGTTGCTAAGTCTTGCGCGGCAGTGGGGTCTCCTGCTCCAGTAATCTTGGAGGTTCCCATCGCTATCGCACCCGACATGGTTCCACCGGCTTTTGGCAAAGCTGCGTTAGCGGTAGTTGTAGTGCTGCTTAAAACGCCATCTCGTGTAGCAATGTCCACGCCATCAACAGTACCAATAACGCCTAAATTGCCACTCATATCGAGAGTCATTAAATTATCGGTATCATTCTTCAGCCATTTTAGCTGTGCAGCAGAATCGCCAGTTCCAGTAATTTTATTGGTTATAAAACTAGAGGTTGATGCGTTAAACTTGTGAGAATAAGAATCCGTAGATGTTCCTGCAATTGTGCCAATTACTTGCAATTCAGAGGATGGAATCGTAGTTCCTATTCCTACATTCCCATTTGCAATTATCCTAAAAGCTTCCGCTCCAGCAGTAGAAAAAGCTAAAAGATCAGCCCCCGCTCGCCACATTCCTGTGTTTTCATCTGCACCAAATGTATATGCAGGAGTCCCACTAGAACCAGATCCTGCTTTTATTTTAGTTACATCAACTATTCCAGTAGTGCTAACTGAAAAGAAACTTCCAGCAGTAATCCCGCCTGGAGCAGCAAGGGATGCGTTAAAAGTATTATTGCCCGTAAAGGTATTGTTACCAGCAAGAGTTGCAGCACCACCACCAGCGTTAGCATCAACGTAAGCCTTTATTGACTGCTGGGTTGCAAGAGCAGTGGCGCTGTTGCTTGCCATGTTATCTTCATCAAGAATGTCGGTAACCGTTACAGCACCAGTACCAGACAAGCCATCAAACTCAACAGTTCCAGTAACATTTATGCCTGTAGTAGTCGTCTGTAAGCGCGCACCGTTACCAGAGGCGGCATATAACGTTACACCGTTAGTAGGATGACACACTATAGCCTGTTGATTGCCGTTCGTTTCGTCATTGGTTGTTACATAAAGCTCGCTAGCTACAGCCCCTATTCTTGGAGGTTGCAAACCGGAGCTATCTTTAAACGATATAACAGACCCAGACGAACTTGTAGCGTTTGTGTTCTCTATCTCAAAAACAACACCGAAAGTGCCAGCCGTATCACTAGTGTACTTTAGAATGCCAGTTCCAGCATCTTTAATAACGGAGTTACTACCGTCATGGTAGATTTCTAGGTCATCGCCAGTGCCGAACGTGAGCTTGTCATTGTCTCCTAAAGCAATGCCGCCGTTTGCAGCAATTTCTGTTGAGAAAGTATTGTTGCCTGTAAAGTCATTGTTACCAGCAAGAGTTACATCTGCGGTTGACTCATCAGCCCATACAGCGTTAGACCCTGCTCCCTGGGATTTTAGAATCTGACCTGTTGTACCAGTAGATCCGCCAAAGCTGGCAGTACCTGTGAAGGAAGCATTCTGTAGGTTCGTAGAGCCGCTTAAAAGGCCGTCTAAGGCAGTTAAGTTTGAGTTTAGTTTAATGCCCCAGGTTCCATCGGAGCCGTCTGGTTCAGGCAATACAAAGCCATATACGGGAGTTGTAGTGTCAGACATTAAAACGCTCTCCTCTTCCAGCGATAAACAACAACGTATGGTTGAAGAATTGGATGCCCTAAGCCACCGCCAGTAGAAGCTGTAGTGCTGGAGCTAGACTCAGCTAGTTGGCCCTGACCACCTCTGTCATTATTAATAGCGGTATATTGCATTGCTGTGAAAGCATGGGTGTGAGCGGGTAGCTCGGCTTCTGTCAACGTGTGGGTCTTAGCTCCAAGCTCGGCGCCAAGAGTATCAAACTCAGTTTGGGCTTCATCAAGACCCGCAGTTACCATACCGTTTCCATACCTGTCCCACAAAGTTCCGGGGAATGTAGTGCCAGGGTTTTCCGCTACCGTAGTTTCGTAAAGGCACCCGGCTGGATACACCAGGTTGTAAATCATTAAATTGGTTCGCCCAACGGTTGTCATAGTAACATCAGCAGAACCGTCAAGGCTTACGCTGCCAGTTACATCCCCTTGCAGGGTTAATGTTCTAGCGGTTTGCCAAGCAGATGCAGTCCCAGTGACATTGCCTGTCACATTTCCTGTCACATTTCCTGTCACATTGCCTGTAAGATCCCCTGTAACACCGCCTGAAGCCGTTACGGTAGTAAAGGCACCTGTTGATGCAGTATTGGCGCCAACGGGCGTACCATCAATTGCTCCGCTGTTTATGTCAATTCCAACAATTGGCTGATCACCGCCAAGAAGGTCATCTAGCTTTTCAGTATTAGCGTTAAGATTACCACCCCAGGTGTTAAGAGCAGCGCCAACAGTTGGCGTTACAAATGCGTAATTAGTTGTTGCCATTATTGTTTCCTCAAGTTCTTGTATCGTGCCAATCTGTAGATGGCGTAGTTGCGTTTGTCCACTCAGACTGAGACACTGATTGATCTGTCCACGATGCTGGGTTTAAGGGTGTGGTNTCCCATAGCTTAATTAGGTTTGCGCTCATAATAGATTGAGTAATAGACAGCGCAAAGATACCTAATAACTTATCAAGCACTCCACTGGCAGAACTTACTGTATCCGACTGCGCAGATATAAATGGCTCTTCTTCAGTGCCGTATACGCCAAAATTATAATAGAACTGGTTATACTTCACGTTAAGCTAACATCCAAATCGCCAATCGAGAACCTTACAATGTCTCCATTAATGATTGTCCTGGAGCTAGTTAAAGCAGTGGATATTAATAAATTGCCGCCAGTAGCTGCATCGGAAACCCCAACGTAATCTACAAGACCCCAGTTGCCCGTTGCCACATATTCAATGTTGTTATTGTTGGTTGCCGCAGAGCCAGATACTGTAAACGAACCAGTAGGGCGAGAATACCCGCTTCCTGTGACCTCAGAGCCCCCATTGGTAGGATCTCCATTCCACAGAGAAACATAAACATTGCTTGGAGATGCGTAAGCAACATTATCTAATACATGCTTTAAAAGGTTGGATTCTAAATATGCTGTAAAGCTCATTATCTGTCTCTCCAGTAATTGGCAGAACGGCTAGTGTCTAAGCCTTTAACCCGCATGCCCAAGCCTGTGCCAGAATACTTTGCTGCGTCAGATTCCTGATTAAGCCTTAACACTGCCGCACTGTATAACTGAGCCCATACAGCAACTCTAGAATCTTCAGCTAAATACGGGGCTGAATGTATTAGGGCGCCATACAAGTAAACATCAGGGGCCGCCGACAAGAGCCAGTTGCTTGTAGCTTCGTCAGACAGTGCGGGAATCTTCTGGAAATACACCAGCTCCGCGCTTGTGTCTGCATTTGGGCTAGGGAATACCTCAAACTGGTTTTCGATGTGACGGTAGTATCTTGGCTCTCCTGCAACATTGTCTGAATTGCCACGGCGTTCGTCCATTGCCGCTGTACTCAAAAACTGAAGCGGTCTAGTGCCATTGCCAAGCATTACCAGGCGAATAGTTTCTACCCAGTCCGCTGGTCTTGTCAGGTATTGATCGTTCAATGTCGCTGTGGCCCGGTTTTCCATCTGCCAATGACGAATATCGCGGGAAATTTGAGCCTCAGCCAAAGAGATAAACGTAGGGATTGCAGTAGCCAAGTCTTGACGGTTTAAGAAATCCGCCATGCTTGACTGTAATTCTGCGTAAGTTGTTAATGCCATTCTGTACTCCAGTATTATTTCCCGATTATAACATTAAATTGGACTTAGCAGGCCACCTAATAACCTAGCGGAATCTCTAGCTCTTTGATCTCGCTCATCTACGAAGGTGTAATCAAGCAGACCGCCTAACCGATCTCTTATCGGAGTTGCTCCTTGCCAGTTCATTGTAGCTGCCGCGCCAGGAATGTTTGACAAAAAATCTAGACCTGAAACAACAGCATCGGCACCACCCATCCCGATTTCTGCAACCGTAGGCAATAACTGCGAGCGTCTATATTCAGATAACTCAGGAGAAGCCTTTCCCCAAGATCCTCCAGGCATAGTTGCAAGCCTATCCTGCTCTGCCATCAATAGGCCAAACTTCTGATCGTCTGCTGCCTTGGCTCTTCGGTTAATGTCGCCGTACTCTTGAATCATGCTGCCAAATGACTGCTCATCGATAACAGGCGCTTCAGTGTATTCTTCAGCTTGAGAATTTTGCGGCAATGCCAGCGCCCCTAAGACACCAGCTCCAGCTACCGAAGCCATAAAGTTGTTACTTCCCTGATCGTCTATATTAAATTGAGCTTTAGGGCTTCTTACCTGCTCTGGCTTCAAGCTGACAATCTCTCTGCCGTTGCGAACCAAAACATCAGCACCACCAGCGCGATAGATTCTGTTCTTAGCATCCCTAGACAATGGCGATGCGGTTAAATCTCCATAACGCAAAAATTGATCAACTTTCTCATCGAACCATCCTTGTTTATGCTCTGGTAGTTCGCTGTATTTTACTTTAAAAGCATCTTCAAGCTCACTGAGAAATTGCTGTTCCATCTCTGGGGTAGGCGTATCTCCGCCAATTACAAAAGCCTTGTCTCCCCTTGTAACTGTTTCATACTGCTCTAAGGACTTATCTCTGTATCGTTGCATTTGATCCAAATAGCGATCACTTTCACGCTTGGTAGGATAATTGTACATTCCTGAGACAGCGTTTTCATTTGCAGCCGCAGCCGCATTCAAGTCATAGCCTTGCAAGCCTGGCTCTCCTACATGCTGAAGTATAGACGGGCTATATCCTTGATCAATTGCACTTTGAGGCAAGTCAGCTTGCTCTGCTTCAGCTAATAACTTTTGAAGCCACTTATTACCCTTATCAGTAAATGCAGTAAGTGGAGCCGCATCAGCATCTTCACTACCAAGCACTCCCGCGCCAAGCAATCCAGCAGTAGCTACAGGGGCAGCCTGGCGTATGACTGCGCTGCCATAGACTGGATGTTTTTTGCCTCGAACATCAATCTCGCCAATCTGCTCACCTAGCTCTACAGACCCTTTCCTGGTTGGGCGAAGTCTTGGTTCAGATGCAGATTTCTCATACCTGGCCAAGTCAACTCCATCAGGGAATTGCGCATCAACCGTGTAATAGTGATTTTTACCATCCTGAACCGAAACAATAGGGAAGTTGCCTGCCGGTTCTGGGTCATAACCCTCTGGAACTTGGCTCCATTTCCATCCTGCTTTTTTCTTAAAAAGGTTGGTCTTAATTTTTCGCCCTTCATTTGGTGGAGTGCCAGAGCGCTGCTCACCCGCAACTTGAAACTTTGGCTTACCGTCTGGGCCAACAGATATGTTAGCAGACGCAGGGTATTGACCAGTTATGTCCACAGGGCCATTCTCACCCATCTCTAAGTATCGACCGCCAGGCTGTTGCTCAAACTCACTTAAAAAAGGCTTAAAGTCTTTGCTGTTAGGGTCAAACATTCTTTGAGGCGCAGGGAATACATTTCGCAACAATCCAGAAGGAGAAGCTAGGGCTTTAGATTGTAAATCAAGGGCAGTGCCGTAGTCGTCAACCATGTTAGGCGAGACAGGCGTTGCGGGAGCGTCATCCAAGGACATTAAAGAGATGTCAGGCTGGCCTTCATTGAACTTTCTATAGGTCAGCATGTTCCAATCATCAGGAGCTTCTGCGGGGTCAAACTTAACGCGAGCAGCCTCTTTAAATCCCATCTGGGCGTAGAGGTCAGGAAGCACTGTATCAAACGCATCGAGCTTCTTACCGCCCTGCTCAATACCATGCATGATCAAGTGAGGGCCGACACCTTCATACTTGCCAGCAGAGAAAGCCGAAACAATGTCTCCGTCTGGCTTTAGGGCGTACCCGGTGCTGCCATCTTCTGACAAGAAGAGGCGCATGCCTTTGTATTCATCGACATCGTAGGCGGTTACAGAGGAGCCATACTTGCTGGCGTCTTTGCCCTCCATAAGTTTTTCACGAAATAACCTGGCGCCAGTTTCATCAGATGCGAACTCAATTATGTCTGGGCTATCGACTCCGATCTTGCTCGTTTCGCCAGCATACTCTCTAGGGAAGGTATACCGTGAAATTCCTTTAACTCCCTCTCGACCTCCAATCTCGATTGCTCCTGAGATGGGGCTGGAGTCAAAGACGTTTTCTCCAACGGAGTTGATCTGGTTTCTGAACTCATCGTACATTCTCGCTGTGGCTTCTTGGTCAGGCTTAACAAAAGTTTGTCCGCCCTGGCCAGGCAGTATAGCAGAATCCATTGGCTGTTTGGCAGCAGCGCTGTCTAATAAAGACGTATAATCGTCACCAATTTTTCTCGCTGCATTTAGCGTACCAGATACTACACCAGCATCAGAGTCTGAGCTGTAGAGTGAAGATGCACCCACCAAAGCAGTCGCAATACCTGGAATAGCTGCGCTCTTAAACTTAACTCCAGCATCTGAAAGAGCGTTTAATTTAGCCCTATCCAATATGCCAGATGGGTTAGCCTGCTTAATCCAGTAATCAACATAACGGTCGGGAAGTCTTGTGCCATCGTTTTTAAAAAATATGTCGTCTGGGGACGTTAACTGGCGAGCAGTTAAAGGCTCACTTAAAATACCCTTTCCTTCACCATACATGCCAAACGGATAATTTAAACTGGAATTTGGAGCCATTCCTTTATCTACATCTATCTCAGCTATTGCTGGCAGAGTGTTATTAGGAACGTCTATAAGGTCAGGGTTGGTCAATGCCACTCGCGCATTGCCAATGGAAAGGCCGCCTTCATTTTTAAGCTTGTCTAACTTTAGCTGCACTGCTTTTCTGGTATCAGCAGGCAAATTGTAAAAAGCCTCCATAGACTGTGAGTCAGTGGCGCCACGCCAGCCAGGAATTGCGTCTTTTAAAATAACATCTTGCTGCTTTAGGGTGCTTTTGGGAGCGTTGACTACATTCCACCGTAGCATTGTCGTCATAAGGTGTTTATCGAAGTCCACCCCTTGCGGCCCAAGTAATCTAGGCAGCATTATTGGATTTTTACCAGTTTGCTCTTTTAGAACTTTTGCCTGGTTCATCATTCTAGAAACTACTGACTTACCACTAGACCAAACTTGATCGTTGTGGAACATGAAATTACTGCCAGTGTTTAGGTCTATAGGCGAGGACAATGCTTTGTTGCCAATACCCTCAAGCCTGCGGTTAGCAATTGCTCTATCCGACTCGCCTAGGACGTAGCCTCGCCCTTCAAAGTCAGAAAGATTAACAACAGGGTATTCAATTGGATCAACCACTACCTGATTTGGACGCATCCAATCTTCAAGTATTTTATCCGGGTCTTTTGATGTGGCGTTAGAGTAGTCTCGTAGACGGCCAGTTTGCTCCATCTTTGGGTTGTCAAGCAGCTCTGAAAGCAAGCCAACAACGGTTTTGATTCTTCCAGCCATACCCTAAATCTCAATGTAATTTATAGATGGCCGATTATATCACAAATCAGACAATTCCCTGAAGGTTCCTGCGGATGGGTTCGCCCCAATTTGTCGCTGGCCTGTAACCAACTGACAGGTATCTGAACGCATCAGCGCAGTGACTGGTCCAGTCGTGCAATGGACGCCCACGCCACACCATGTTCTTGTCGTCATAGTCTCGGCGGTACTGTCGCAAAGCATCGATGCCTCGCTCGCACTTAACAATATCGAACCAGCACTTGTGCAGCATGGTCCTGGAAGCCTGGATGCCGTCATCTACTCCAAGCTGCGGGGCAATAACAATGGGCGTCACCCTTAAAGCCTCTAATGTCTCTAGCCTGGACTTGCCGGTGCCGAGCTCCCTTACCCTGACATCATGCGGAAGGATGTGACTTTCGTAGTGGTAGCCTTTATCAGCCAAAACCTTGGCGTAATGGTCCAGACCGACACCGCTGCACTCATAGTAGTCTATAAGGCGCACCTCCTGCCCCACAAACTGCGCAAACCAAATAGAGGTGCTATCGCCTACCCCAAGATCCCAAGCCGTTACAACGCCAACAGCGCGGTCGTATGGCACCACCCCAAGCCTACCCTCCTCGTTAGCCAGGCGCATCTCTGTTGCGTAGTACGCACCATCAGCATGGATTAGCATTTCGCCTTCCCAGATGTGGTCATACATGTCAGGGCGTAGCTTCTTGTCCTCTAGGCGCTCACGGTTAAGGACATCAGGGAAGTAAGGGTTGTCTTGCCAGTTGATAGTCGCAATCTTCATATCTTCTGGAGGGTTCAATCTAAACCGGCGGTGAGTCGCTGATTGCTTTGTCTCCGGGTTCCATGTCACCCATATCTCAGAGCCATCCTCTCGGACCGTAGGAATAAGCTTTAGCCAGGCGGACTCAGACACTCCCTCGGCCTCGTCTACCCAGGCCAGGATAACCCTAGCCTTTGACTTGATTGAATCTAGGTTGCGCCTTAGACCGGCAAAGACGTAGTTGATACGCCCATCTTTAGACCTAACAAACTTCTCACCTATCTCGTAATAGGCGGACAGCCAGTCAACGCTGCGAATAGCGGATTTGATTTCTTCCAGGGATGATTCATCAAGGGAGTTGAGGTGCTCGCGGGCGCATAGGATCTGCCCACTCTGTCCAGACATTCCCCACTTGTATCCGACAACAGCAGTCATCAATGCAAAGGATCTAGTCTTACCTGACCCTCGACCACCATAAGCCACACGATACCTAGCCTCACCCTCGAATATAGAAACAATCTTAGGCGGGAGCCTGATCTCTGCTTTAGTGGGTTTGGCCATGATCAAACTCAGGGAAAGGCTCTGCTACTAGCGTGATAATAGTAGGCTGGAATGAGTCATCAGAGGACGTTACATCCAACTGCTGCTTGTCTCCATACTTTTTAGGGGCCATCCTAGCAACCTTCCACTTGCGTGAGTCGATGCGTAGCTTAGCCTTGTTAATAGCGTTACTGTCTACGTCATCACCCAGCTCATCGGCTATATCTACGATCTCATCTGCGTAAAAGTCAGCCTGACAGTCTCTAGCTCTCGCGTACTGCTCCGAAAACTCTTTCTTGTCTGTCTCTGTAAGCCACTTCATCAACGTGGATAGACTAGGCATCTGGTCTGATCGGCATATCTGCCTGGCGCTCTCTCCCATTGATAGCCTGTAACAAATGCTGTCACCTAGATCAGAGGTGAATATAGATGGCCTGCTCATATCTTTTCGCATATGCAGTTTACTTCATAGCATCTACAGGAGGAGTCTAGCCGTTCCCAGGCTAAATAAATTACCTCTTCCATCAGATGTTTATCCTTGTCAGTCAAAGCCAAGGCAAAGTCGTTTACCAACTCTACGTCAGCCTCGTGTATGTCTTCGTCTATCGTTATCCTTATCATAGCCCGATTATACCCTATTACTGGTCTTCCTCGATAGTTTCAGTCCATTCTATCTCAGTAGGTGACGATAGGTGGCATATGTCGCAAACTCCGTAAGCTGTTTCTTCTCGCTCGCACAGCCAATACTTCATCTCTTGGCCACAATCACAGTAAACCTTCTTGAGAAGCATAGCAGTTTTGCTGCTATCTTTTTGCTGACCGACTAAATTGATCACCTTGTTCATAAGCTCTTCCTTTTAACTTTCATCAAACACTACTTCCTGCAAAAGCTTAGCTAAGTACCACTGAGCCTTCTGCAAGTCCTCTACTGGCTTGTCAGGGTGCTTTGTCTCATACCGCCAAAGGTACTTCATGCAGTTACCCTTTAGGTAGCCTTTAAATGCATCGCTAGACATAGACTCCTGGATTGCATCTATGCATTCTATGCTGCCAGTTTTATAATGATCCGGGTTTATTGCATCACTCATTTGCCTTCGTACTCCGATTTTAAGTAGGGCAAACTAATAGGCATCTCATCAAACTGCCCGTGTTCGTCTACCTCGTTAAACATCCAAATGCCCCTCCAGCTATTGTTTGTCTGAGGGTTCAAATAATCTTGATCTTCAGTATAGAATATCCCGGCAAACACGCCAGTCATTCGCTTACCGTCAGCCCTCTTAGCAAATGCAATCTGCCTGTCCTGAACATGGCCCATACATGTACTCATATGTAGCTTGTTCAGCATAAGCTGCGCAGATGATACAGGACGCCCCATTACACCTGAGCAGTGGTAATGAGAGTAGCAAATTCCATCGATTACAACAGGCTCTAAGAATCCATAAACCTCCCAGCCCATTTCCTCAAGCATCAGATCCTGGAATCCTATCAACCCCTCTAGCTTAGGGTCATCGTTAATAGCTCTCGCTATACGGTTCTCGTGATTACCAAGAGTAAACACCATGCGAGGGTTCCAGCGCTTGTCTTTGTTTCTAACAAGCCTTTGGCGCTCCTCGATGATAGGCTCCAGGAAGATCCTCATAGCGTTGATACCAGAGTTTACATCGTCAACGTAGCGCCTGCCCTCAAAAAGCTTTTTTCCGACATCAAAGCTTGAAAGGCTGGGCATGTCCCAGTGGTCCCCTGCGTGAACAATAACGTCAGGCTTCTTTTCTGCTGCATACAAACCAGCCCAGCGAAGATGTTCAAAGTCTTGGCCGGGCTTGCACTGCGTGTCTGGGATGATTAAATGTCTTGCCATAACAACTCCAACTTGCTGTATATGGAAACAGTATACCACCTATTTTGACAATAACTCCATAACCTGCCTTTCTTGCTCCGGCGTCACCCAAATACTAATCTCAGTTAGCCCCTCAGTTTTTCTGCGCTCACGCATGTCACGCATCATCTGAGCCTTGTCCTTTGGCTTCTTCTCTTTGTTTCTAAATATGGCGTCAAAGTTCGACTCAAACTTTTCCCGGTTAGGCATTGGCCTAGGGGCTGATCCTTTACCATTCATTGCGGCATACTCCATTGTGAAACGGTGCAGTTTTCGCCAAACCTATTTTTAACCGTTATCTGCTCCTTTTGAACTGCAACACCCTGACGCTTGATGTCGTATATCCGAGAAGCGAGACGCATAATGCCAAGCTCCTTCCAGGCATCTAAAGACGTTATTTTGTTTCCTTGACTAAGGTAGTTTATCACACGCTCATTTTGCGTTAACTTTGCCATTGCTTAAACCTCGTTATTTAAAGAGAATTTATGGCGACACTTTTTAAGCGCAGCCTCTATTAAAATTGCTGACTTTTGGCTTCTTAACCATGAGTCACCGTTCCAGTAATAACTAAACCCATGTAGACCAATTTTATAGTATAAGCCGTTTAAAATTCCAATAGCGTTATTAGGTATTGCCTGGACATTACTAGTTAATTTTTCCATTCTACTTCTCCTTAATTATAATCGTAAGATTCTTCAAGACCTTGAGCGTCAAACAGCTTTTCGCGCAACGTATTTTCAAGGTTAAGATAGATAAGCTCTTTAAGCATATCTGCAAAGCTAATATGATCAGAGCCAAGAAGAGCAGCGGCATCAGTGCAGATAGTTTCAAAATCACCCAGAGCCGAACTTGAATAAAATACATCTTCGTTACCCTCAATAGGAAAACCTCTCGTTACGCTATAAGATTTTCTGCACTCGTCTAATAAAGGTCTGAAGGCTGGAGTATCAGTGTATAAGCAATGTATCAGGCTTTTAGACTGGCCGAAAACAGCTTCAGGAAGGTAATCATCAATCCAGGTTGGGTGAGCTTTGAACCAGCTATAAACTGCTAAATCCTTCAGCTCATCTGACAGGCTCATTAGGTCACTGTCCCAATTAACTGGCGCTTGCGCAATTACGTCATCAAAAGTGCATTTCATTTTGTTTCCCCTTAGTTGCCCCCGAAGGGGCGGTTGGTTTACGAATTTAGCCATTCGTCATAAGTTTTAACTGGCTTTCCGTCAAGCCATAAGCCAGTCTTTTTATCTGCGGCTGAAAGATATATGGCGTATTCTTGATCATTAGTGCCACGAGCCTGAGTCTGCCAAAATTGATTTTGTTCAAGTTCCATGTTGATTCCCCTTACTTGTTGCGTTAATGAGGCTTCATGGTAATAGAGTAACGGTTACCATGCAACCCCCTAAACAAAATAATTTTACCAGTCCAAACTGCAAGCCATCATTGTCCCGGCATCTTGATTCTCAAGGTAGAACCCGTGCTTCTCCACTAGCTTCTCAAGCTTTGGGTGGAACCCGGTAGGATGCCAAACGCGCCAGTAGTCGTGCAGCGGCATTCCATCAGAAGAACACTCGCCCTCGCAACGAAACCAGATGCGGTGCTTATCCACCTTTTCTTCGCCAGTCCATTGATCGTAGGTCACAGCATTAGCATTTGGGAACGCCTTATTGATGTGCTTGCATAAAGTGATTGCTTTCATGTACTTCCCCTTGGTTTGAATGCCCCCGAAGGGGCGCTAGTTATCGGTTTGAGATTTCCCTAATGATTGCCGCCCTATCACTAGACCATCTAGCGAAAGATGTGCGCTTTATAAATGCGGGCGCTTTATTATATTTGGCGTTTGTACGCTCGACATAATCAAGTAGTTGATCTTTTGTAAATTTAACCATCTCACTTTTAGTTGCTTTCATTTTATTGCCCTTGGTTAGTATGGGTCTCATTATACATGGGTAACGGTTACTGTCTAAGAACTTAAATGCATATGCTTATTCCAAAAAGTTAGGTACTCCCAGGCATGACTACACTAATAGGACATTTAAGCCTCTATGACACGCCGCGCAAGGGTTTCAGACATGCTGGTTAATCTTAAATAGCAGGCAAAAAAAAGACCCTGCGTTAACAGGGCCAAAGGGGACGTAAAATCAACTGGCGCTAGGCAACCGTAGGCCGCCCAAGCCTAACCATGTGTATGAGGCATGGTTATGTGCGGAATTGCACGACTATTATTCTACATCAAATAATGGATTTAGCAACAACAATTGCTCTTCGTCTAAGGGCTTATTTAACTCCGCAATGACATCCTGGACCTCAATCGAAATACAATTGATTTCCTCAAAAGCATCGCAAGGCTTAGCGCATCCGGTGATGATGGACTGCGTAATATTGTAAATCCTCTGTTTTGCGTCAACTAATCCATACTTTTCAGTAACATCAATTAGCTGCCCAATATCATATGACTTGTATTCATAGTTGGCTTCAATCATCGCAACCTTTCCTCTTCAATCTTCATTTGATTTTTCATAGACTCCAGCAACTCTCGGTAATCTGCTGCATAAAGCTTTCTAAGTTTTCGCTTGTCCCGGTGCATGGTTTCAACAAACTCTTTACCGTAATAATCAATCATCCAGAGCGTGTACTGACCCTCAGCACTGCCCCTAGACATACCAAAAATGTTACAACCTACACACTGCGGATGAACATTTTCTTCTTCAAGCGCCCAGTAAGACGAGCTTCCTTTTGCTATATAATGACCACCCTGAGCCTCTTTCCAATGCAGGTAAGCATTGCACGACACGCAATTGACCATTCCCTCGTCATTTGCCGCCTTCATTCTGACCAAGCGCTGTATAGCCTCTAGGCACTGCGCCCTAAGTGTCTTCTTAGCCATTTTTGCTTGCCTTTTCAGGGTAATCAAGTATGGACGGAAACTGCTCGTTCACCTGACCATTTGTTAAATCAATTAATTTCCTGTTTATAATATCATAAATTTTGCTAACTTTATCCCTTGGGCACTTCCTTGTCGAGTCACCAGTACCTGGCGCAACCGCTTCTTGCACTGTAAGCCACATTTTAGATACCAGCTCTTTGTTCCATTCCACCTCAATATCGCTTTTAAACATCGGTGAGCTGATGTAGCACGACATGCCAATCCTGTTGAGGCCTTCCGCCACATGACCAAAGTATTTCCACATTGCCGCATTCTGATTGTTTGTCCTTTTCTTGCCTGTGACCCAGGTATAAGTAACCCAGCCGCTGGATGAGTGCAGCTCTGCCACTCTAGACATAAACGTGCCAAGGGACTTGTCACTGTTAACTACAATTTGCTCGCCCATTATAATTTCACCCTTAACCACTTATTGGACAAAACCTCACACACACGTTCACAACGATTTATATTTAAAGACATTTCCCTGTGCTTGTTGCTTGCCGTTTTTGGTTTAGCAAACGCTCTTTCTTGAGCTGGCCTGAAAGTATGGGCACTCACGGTCCAACTAGATCCACTTACCTTGTCAATGTTTTCGTCCCGCAACCTTGTCCTCAAAGATTCGTGCTTTAAGCCTGTTTTGGCAGACATGCACTTGTAACTTAGGAGGTCTCCCTCAGAAAAACCCATATAACTTTTTCCTACATATTTAAACCAGTGCCTTCTACGGTCGTTGTAGGCATTCTTTTTAGGCTGATAAAAGTTAGTGTTCTTCATAGTGCCCAGCTCCTGTCGTGTGCGTCTGCGATGATTCCCCGCGATCGTATAGAATCGCTTTCCTTTAATTGTTTTGTTTGCGCTTTAAGCTTGTCTCCGCGCTCCCAGGTTCTTACGCAAGCTTGCCAGTCAGTCACCGGGTTACCGCCTTTAGTCTTCCAGCCGCGAGTCGAATAGTAATCAACAAAATGATCGGCATCAATTCCGTTAGCCCTAGAATTACAATACTCCTGAACCTCTTCTTTTGTGGGATGCTTCTTCTTCACCACTGTAGTATTAGTTGTAGTATTAGTTTGTAGTATTAACCTAGAAGATTCGTTCAGGGGGGTGGGGAACATTTGCTCTATAGGGTCATGAACAATCGTTCCAGGGGTAGTGAACACATCTTCACCACCTACCGAAGCCTGTACGCATCTAATGTATCGCCTCTCAACCTGCTTCGTGCCGTCACGATACTTCAATTGAGTCTGAATGTAGCCGCAATCGCTTAACTGGCCAATCCACTTAGTAATTGATCTTGTAGAGCAATCGTATTGTTCAGCAAAATACTCATTGAAAGCCCAGCAGTAACCCTTTTCGTTGCACAGTGCAGTAATCTCACCATAAAGAAGTCGAGCCATAGGAGTAACGCGCTTGTCGTACCTAACGCTTGCGGGGATAATTGCATAATACGACTTCTTATTTTCCATAACTTTCACCATAGGCAATAAACTCGCTCAAAGGTATTCCCAGTGCCTCACTGATTCTAGATAGGGTTCTAATGTTTGGGTTTGACTGACCGCTCTTCATAAAGGAAAGTTGCTGCGGCCTAAGTTGTGCGGCCCCAGAAAGCTCAGCATTTGTTAAATTGTGTACTGCGCCTGCAACTCGTATTGCCTGCTTAATGTTAAAAACCATGATTATTCCTAGCTGTTAAGTGAAGTGACATCTTACCCTTAGTAACCAAAGATGGCAACATTAACCCTTAAAAAGTTTATTTAAATGATTAGTTGCGCATTTGCAGATTATAGCGTAAAGTTCGAGAACTAACTAAAAACGAGGTGAGACAATGCAGAACTTCACTGTATCCGACCTGATGGACTTCAACACTTTCTATGCTCGCATGGCTGAGCTAGACTTTTATGATCACCTACCTGCACGAGATAATATGCCTGACAGTTATTATTTGGCGTATGGCTCTTTGTACAACGAATCTGAAAGGCAATCACACTTAACTGAAATTGAGGCATTATAATGAGCGAATCTAAAGACTGGGCATCTGTGCAAGCAGCACTAAAATCCCCATTTAACCCAAGGGCTTTGAGCTGGAGAAAGCAGGGTGGAATTGACCTGGCGTATCTTAACGCAAGGGACGTTATGAAGCGTCTTGATGACGTTGTAGGGATAGAGAACTGGCAGGACCGTTACGAGGAGTGCAGTGGCAGGGTAATCTGTTACATTTCTATTCGCGTGGAGGGTGAGTGGGTAACCAAAGCTGATGGCTCAGGGGATACTAAAATTGAGGGCGACAAGGGAGGCATATCTGGAGCGTTTAAAAGGTCTGCGGTCCGGTGGGGAATTGGCCGCTACTTGTACTACTTAAAGCCTGGTGCATCTGCCAATAACTTGCCAGCATGGGCAATTCCAAATGAATAAGTATGTGGCAGAATCAGGGCATTGGTACGACCAGGACGGGAACCCTGCTTATACGATTATTGGAGCTAACGGATCTGAGCGCAACACTACGCTTAGGGATGCCAGAAAGTTAAAGCTAGTACCTTCTGTTACTACAATACTTGGGGTCGCAGCCAAGCCAGCGCTAGAAAACTGGAAGGTTGACCAGGCAATATTAGCAGCCACTACTCTTGAGCAGCACAACAGCGAAACGCTTGAGGAATTTAGGTCAAGAATTAAATGGCAATCAAAGCAGGAGGGAAAGAAGGCTGCTGAGCGTGGCACTGAAATACACGCTCAGATTGAAAGTGGGTTTAAGGGTAAAAGTAAAAATGATGCGTACTGCGCAGTTCGTGATTACTTGGAGCTTATGTTTCCTGGCGAGACCTGGTTTGCTGAAGAGTCATTTACAAGCAATCTAGGATATGGCGGAAAAATGGATCTTCGCAGCGCAGCAGGCGTGTTTGTAGATTTTAAGACCAAAGACGGTCTTACAGAAAATTCTGATGGGTCTAAGTTAGTGTATGATGAGCATGGCATGCAGTTGTCTGCCTATGCTGCTGGCGCAAACTTTATTAACCCGGAAAGAATGTCGGTATTTATTGACCGAAAAGACCCAACTATAGTGTGTGGTTATGTTTGGCCACAAGAGTCCCATGAACGACATCTTGAGATGTTTAAACAATTGCTTTCATATTGGAAGCTAGTAAAAAAATACAATCCTAATGAGGAAGAAAAATGAGCGTATCAATAACAGGTAAATTAAACCGAGCAGCTAACCAATTTCAAGCTGGCGACAGCACAGGCTTTGGCGTTAGATTAGGCGTAAAGTTTTACAACCGCGAAACTAAAGCCCAAGAGTACACTAATTACGAAGCTGTGATATTTGCCAGGGCAGGTAACCAGGCAGAGTTTTATACTGCAATGTTAGATGAAGGGTCTGTAGTTGAGATAAGCGGTTCTGGCTGTCAGATTAAGACTTTCCAGGGAAAGAATGGGCCTATAAATTCTATTGCAATACTTGACGCAAAGTTGGGTTATGTCGGTGCAGGAGCAACGCCACCACGAGCGCCAGCACAATCTCAGGCAACTGCGGATGTTAGCTTTGACGATGAGCTACCTTTTTAACAATACCAAGCGTCCTCGCGCTTAGTGGCAGGCTTGGCCCACCTGTGGTATGAAACGGGCCACACTTTTAGCGTGCAACGCATATCATATATGGTATAAAAGCCATGATATATAATGATTTCCACTCATAGGTAATATCAATTAAAATCGCGCCTTATTCAAGTAAGGGGTGTAACGTGGTTTGGTATGGTATTACAGTGGTGCTGCTTGGGTTGGCAGCGATAGCAAAAGAAGACCTAAAGAGAGACTCCTAACGGGGTCTTTTTTTTGCCCTAATTTCAGGTTGTGGTATAATCGGGGTATGAAGAAAAAAGATAGCAAGCTTACAAACGCAGGTGTTAGCGCTTACAATAAGCCAAAGCGCACCCCAGGCCACAAGACCAAAAGCCACGTTGTCGTGGCAAAAGAGAATGGTAAAACAAAGACTATTCGATTTGGTCAGCAGGGCGTATCTGGATCTCCTAAAACAAAAGGCGAATCAGATGCGGCAGCAGCAAGGCGCAAATCATTTAAAGCCCGGCACAGTAGCAACATAGAAAAGGGCAAGATGTCAGCGGCTTATTGGTCTAATAAAACAAAATGGTAGGAGTAGATCATGCCTAAAGTCGGCAAAAAGCATTATCCGTACACAAAAGAAGGCCAGGCTGCCGCTAAAAAGGCTGCAAAAAAGTCAGGCAAAAAAGTAACTAAGAAAAAGAAATACTAATAGCACCATGACACTGGCGTGGTATCTCTAATATCCAGGTGAACAAAAGAACTGTGAACACCAATGCCACTAAAACCTAAAGCATATGCGTGACGCTGTATTTCATAGCGCTGAGAGCCGTTTAGAGCCCTTATGTCCGCAGCTATACCTTTGGTATGTGTTCCACCTCCATTTGGCTTAGAGCGCTCCAGGGAGTGATCTGGAGACCTATAACCGCTGGTGACTATAAGAGGAAACCCGCAAGCTTCTCGCAAGCTGTCTAATTTGCGCAAAAACCCCATATCCATTTTGTTTTCACCAGTTTGCTGGCAATCAAAATCCGATAGTTTGAAATACTTTAAGGTTTCTTCGGCCATTAGAATTTCCCATCCCACACTCGAAATTTATCAAAGTCGCCAGACATCATCTTTTTGCGAATAATGTCTTTTCTCGCGTCATTGTCATCTAAAGCAACGCCTGCTTCCTTCATCCACTCGGTAACCATAAACATAGGAATGCGCCCTACTAGCCTGTTCTCGCCAGTAACGCCTGCGCCAGAGTCTCGAATGATCTTGTTCTGCTCTAGAATAGGGTTTACGTCATACTGTCGCTGAATGGTAAATTTATTGCCATCACTGTGATAGTGAACTTTTTCTTTAAACTTGTCGTCCATCGTAATCTCCATAAAAAAAGGAGGGCCGAAGCCCCCCTTAATGTTACCACTTACTACAAATTTAGCTAGTAGTTAAGTCAGCTACGATACCACTTGCAGCTTCGTTCTTAGATACAAGAGTAAGCTCAGTAAGAATCTGACGCTTAGTTGAATCGCCAGTCTTGGCCAATGCAACACTCTTGGTTGGACGCAGGATAGCAGCACAGAACATATCGTTCTGAAGGATGTAAACATCACGCGAACGGTTCTCACGGCTAGGCATGAACTCTACAGTACCCCAAGGAGTAACATAAACGTCCAGAGACTTAACCACTTTGCTGTCGCCAGCCTGAACAGTAGAGCGCTGGTTGTTGTTACCAGTAAAGCCCAGAGCCTTGTTCATCTGGAAAGGAGACAGATAAACACGATCAGGATCGCCACCGTTAGTCCAAATTGATTCCATTACAGAGTCAAACTTAGCTTGGTCAAATACGCGCTGAGTACCGTCAGTACGAGTAGTTGATCCTGCTGGGTTACCTGCGTTTTGAACAGGGTCAGCACCACCAGTGCCTTTGCTTGAGTTAGTTGCCAACCAAGCGCCAAGACCGGCAAGTTTACGGGCAACAGTAGCGGAGCCAGAAACGCGAGCCTGGTTTTCAAACAAAGCTTTTTCAATATCAAGCTTCTGTTGGCGAGCTTCTTTCAGCATTTGGTAAGCCATTTCCTGCTTACGGCCTGCTTTTAGTACGCCATCTTCAGTGTCAGCAATAGTAACAGCGTTCTTGAAGATTTGAGTGTAGTTACCCAGGCGAACAGTTGGAGATACAACATCAGCAGTAGTATCGCCGCCCTCAACGTGGGCATTTACAGCGGAGCTGCGCAAGGAATCAGTCTGCCATTCGTGCAGAGTGTTAGTTGCTTTGGTTTTCTTACAAGCGGTATAAAACGGGGTATCATCAGGAGTTACGGAGTAGATGATGTCGCTTAGGTCTTCACGGATACCGACCGAGTCATATGTGTCAAAAGTATTAGTAGGCTGTGCCATTTTAAAATTCCTTAATCAATTAATAAAGCTATGGCGTCCTCAACGGAGCCAGTGCGGGATAAAGTTTGCTTTGCCTTTTTGCGCTTAGCATTGTTGCTTCCGGTTTGCTTAGATCCAGACTTAACGGGGCGCTTTCTGCGCTTTGCCGGGTCAGCTTTTTCTTCAGCAGCCTTCTTGCCTTTTAATAACTCTTGATATTTCATAGCGTCACTTAATACCCTAATGGCTCTATGATCCATAACCTGAGATATTTCATCGGCAGCGTATCCATAAACAGATTCACCCACGGTAACCAATTGCTCTCGTAATGCTTGAGCTTTGGTTTGGTCAGCAAATTCTGGCATCGCCTTTTGGAGATTGGCCAATTCATGCTGCAAGTAAGCTTTCTGAGCCGCTTGAGTCGCTTGAGTTTGTTGTTGATTAACAGCTTCCATCTGTTGCATTTGATTCTGATAAGAACCTAACGCTTCGTCATATTTTAGTTTTGCATCCATATAACCGATTGGATCTGTTTCAAACAACTCTCTTCCTGGCTCAATTGGCGCAGTAGCTAACTGCCCGTTCTTTGCCTGTTCGTATACTTGTGCAATTTGCTGTCGCTCATGCAACAGGGCGCTATAGACCTGCTCAGCCATTTTCTTGGCTTCAGAGGCTTCCTGCATTCCCTTTTGGATGTACTTTTGCCCACTGTATCCTTGCTTCAATTCATCAAGGGTAACAACTGTATTCTTGCCATCAACTTTGACGGTGAATGACTGTTGCTCTTGTTTGTCTTCGGCTATTTCAGTGTCTTCGTCATCCTCATCGGACGTTCCATCTTCCTCATCTGATTCTTCTGACTCTTCATCGTCATCATCACCAGGTTGCTCGCTGTCAACATCCTCAGAATCTTCCTCTTCCTCATCTGGAGTGGCGGGCTCAAGCTCAGACTCAATTTCTGTCTCATCTTGAAGCGCTTCCGATTCGGAATTGGTCTCCTCTTCTGGTTGTAGCATTGATGCAATGGCTCCCTCAATAGAGCCGTCTGTGCTGCCTAAAGTTTCAGTCGTTTCCACGGTGCTGTTTCCTTCTGCTTTTTGTCGTAGATCGCCTCGTCTGTAAATACAGTTTGGAATTGATCTTCAATCAAATTAAGCGCCCTGATTATATCATGGGCGCCTTTAATAGTCTCTATTTGAGACTGGCTGTTCAGGAAGACAGCGGACTGCCTATCCCGAATAATTTGCAAGATTTCCTGAAAGGTTTCATCTCGACTTAAATTTCTGGCTAATGCAGCCTTATCTTTTATATTCAAAATCGACCGCCGGTTACAGCTTGAACCGGAGTGCTGTCTGGGTATCTAGGCGCAGCTTGCTCAGCTTTAATTCTTGCAGTGTCTACTGCTGTGCCGTACTTACCTAGTATCTCAGCCGCATCAACCAGTAAGTCTTGATCCATCTGGTCGCGCTCGCGGTCATCGTTGGCAATAGCTTTCTGTGCGTCAATTTGCAACTTAGCCATATCAGTAGTCGCCTTAGATTGAGCTTTAATCTGCTCAGCCTGGACATATGCTTCTGGCTGCGTAAGCTGCTTCTGACCTTGTTGCTGCTGTTGTTGCTGTTGTTGAATCTGCTGTTCAATCTGCATATCCATAGGCATAAAGTATCGCTCGGCATTGGTAAGACCATTTATGGCTAGCATATCGGACAAAGTGTTTCTTATTTGCGTCATTCCAACCAAACCGTTTCCTATACCATACGTTTGAAATACCTGCATTTGAACTTGCAGTGCCTGCTGTAAAGCAGCCATTTTTTCACCATCTTTACCCGTTCCAAGACCGACATTAATTCTAACGTCCATAGCCTTGTCCCACGACCTGGGATCTATAGGCTCATATTGGCCGCCAGTAACGCGCATAATTGTGGCTTCGTCACAGTTCTCAACAACAAGTTTAAGCATCAATCTGAACAACTGAGTCATTCCGCCTTCTGCAAGGTTTCTGGCCATGATCTCAATTTGATCATCTCCACCTTGCCTGGCAGCCATAATAGCTGTTGCTGTGCTTGCCTGAAGTACGTCAGGGTCTAGACCCATACTGGCCTTTGATATTCCGACTTTGTTTTGTATCTCTTGATCGTAATATTGAATAGCAGTTAAAGTTTGCCCTGCGACAAAAGGAATTGTCTGTGGAGTAATTGCACCAGCTTGCTTAGTACGGATGATGCCGCCAATTTCGTTATTCAGCAGGTCGTCAATGTTAACTTGACCATCAATAACTTCTGTACGAGGGTTGTTAGTGAGGGCAATGTTATCAAGTACGCCTCTAAGCAATGCTGTGGCACTGTCCTGGTCGTTAAGTATCAAGTCTGCAACAGAGTTACCGTAGAACGTGTGCGGCTCAGGATCGACCTCAAAGACTGCAAATGGCAAATGGCCCCAAAGCTCCATGCCGAGCATGTGGTAATTATCTCCACCCATAGTCAGCTTGTACATTTGGGGAATGCCAGTACCGTCAACGTCCATCTTCATGTAGCACTCGGTAATCATAACCAGGCGCATGCTAGGGTCAGCGTCATCGTTGTCGTTGTAGTTGTCCATGTAACCTGTGCGCTCAAACTCTTCCATATCAGAGAAGGTAGAAGATTGCGAAGAATCTCCAAGCTCTGCTACTTCATCAAAGTCAAAGCCCATCTCAACCAAGTCGCCAACGCGCATGTCTGTTCTGTGGCATACAGCGTAAGCGTCTTCCAGCGATTTAGCATTTGAATCAACAAAAAACTCTTCTGGCGGGACGCTTTCAAGCTTTAGGCTGCCCATCTCCTTGGTACGCATAATCTTTAAATCGTGCCGTGGAGACTCAACCTCAAGCCCCATCTGGTCCAACTCAATCTCAATGCGCGTAGTATGCTCTATAACTTCAACACCCTCGTCATTTACAATAGCAGTAAATTCCATATCGTTAAGGTTATCAAAGGTGTAAGTCTCTGCTTCTTCTGAAGTATCCCAGTAAGACTTAATAATACCGTTCTTCTTCAGTAGGGCATCGTGTATGGCGTCATACAGCACTCTGTAGCCATTTAACTCGTTAAACTTGTAGTTGACGTACTTGGTAGCTTGCTCAGCAAATGGGACATCCTGGGGCTTCTCAGGGATATACTCGACAGCCCGGTCAGTTTGCAGGAACACTCTCATCAGGCTGGGCTTAATAGCTCGAATTGCATCACGCACTTTTGTAGATACAACGCTGGATCGGCCCTCTTCTTGGCCAATGTCTACGTTACCCTCGTAATAGCGTTGCGACTTCAATCGGCTAAAAGCAACCTCAGACTCTACAAAATCAACACAGTCTTCAATAGCGCTTCGAGCAATGTTCTGGATCTCATCTTTCTCTAAAGGCTTTAATTCCACGTTACAATCTCTCCTGTCCGAGTTGAGCGCCTTGTTGCGCACCTGCTACCCCCGCCCCTCGCGTAAGCCCAGCAGCCAAAGTTTCCGCTCTTTTGATGAGCTTTGCAAGTACGGTTTTGTCAGTCAACGCTTGAGCTACTAATTCAGGGTTTTCAGAATATAAAATACGCCCCACTTCTGCCATTTGCTGCTGACTTAATCCTTGAGCCGAAGGAATGCCTGCAGATACAAGCTTAATAATTGCCATCGGATCGCCCTGAGTTGCCCTAAGCATGTCTTCCGCAGAATTACCGCTACCGCGCAACTCCTGTTCTCTTATCAATCCCGCAGTCGGTGACCCGGAAGTAGGTTGAATAAACTTGTCCATTTCTGAAGCTTCAGCAGCTCGACCAACTCTAGCTAGAACATCAGGAGCCTGGCCCTCTGGCAATAAAACTCGAAGTGCAGCTCCAACTTGAACGTCTTCTTTAGCTAAGTCTCGAAGAAGAACTCCAGATCGCCTTGCTCTATTTCTTAGCGCATCCATTGAGCCCGCCCTAAATGCCGACAAAGCCTCTCCTTTTAAAGACTCCATAACCATTTCTAGCTCATCAACATTCATGGTTAAGGCTTTCTGGCGCCCTTCATCAAACGCCTTGTTCGCATCCATCATTTGACTGTATTTTTGTCGTACCGCAGCTAAGTTAGGAGATTCTAAATTAATTGCTTGCCGCAAAGGAGCCTCAGTACCACTAAGCGCCTCTCCAACGGAACCTTCACCAGCTCGGAATCTAGCACTAGCCTCTTCTCCAATGTTCCTTCGCAATATCTCAGCATCTTCTAAATTAGGCTTTCTAACAAAAACTATAGCGCCATTGGGATCTTCTTTAAACAGAGGCACTAAGTTCCTAATTCTATAAAGTTCATCTAGCTTTAATTTTGCAGTAGGGACGCTTTGAATAATGTTAAGCATTTGATCCTCTACCTCTGGACTCACAGACGGAGAAGATGCAAAAACCTCATCATATGCACCGCTTTGCTCTTTTTTAATATCAGCTTCCTGAAGTCTGCGAGCCCTCAAAACATTGGGGTCACCCACTTCTGGAGCTAACGCGCCTCTTAAAGATTCAGTTGCCTCCGACCCGGTTGATTTGCGCCTGGCGCTACTAGCAGCTAAAATTTCAGCCCTGGTTAAACCGCCTTCTTGCACCATTGACTTAATCGCAAGTCCAAGCGTCTTGTTGTCTGCCATGATTCGACCGGAAGCAACATCTGCAATAACCTCATCAATTGACTTGCCTGTACCTTCCGCAAGCCTACGCAGCTCAGCTTGCACAGCAGTATCCGCACCGCCCATATTTTTTCGGACAAAATTGATAAGTTTAGAACCGAGGTTGCCAATCTTCCCAAGTGCAACTTCCGACCCGACACCAACAGCAGTTCCAATGGTAGTTCCAAGACCAACGTCCTTAGCTCCTGTCTCAAAATCATCTGCCTCAGAATATCCGGCAGAGCTTACTAAAGCTTCTCCTGCGCCTCTTGTAACTATGCTTCTAAGGTTTTGACCAGCGGCTACTCTAGCCCCAGGAACAGGCGCAAAAGCCATTACGATAGATGGCAAGAATGCTCCAGCTAATTCAGCAGATAGAGCAGCTCCCGGATTTTTTTCAGCATAATCGGATAGCTTGCGTCTTAGCTCATCTCTCACTTCAGTGTACTTACCGCCACCCATTGATTCAGGAACAACAGCGCGAACCGCAGCTTCAATCTCGTCTGCAAATCCAAAAGTTGCCCCTTGAGCAAAGGTTCTGCCTAATTGTGAATCAAC